TGTACAGAAGATGGAAAGACTACCTCAGTAGCACACTGGTTAGATGAAGATGACTTCAAAGGTAATGGTGGAGTGATGAATCATGAAACAATTGATTCCATCAGTAAGAGAAAGAAACCATTCACAGTGGACTATGCAGGTTTCGGATGGTTACTTATCAAGCACGGAGTATTTGAAGACGAAGGAATTAAGTATCCTTGGTTTGCTCCGAAGATGCAAGTATTTGAATCTGGTGCTGTTCAAGATATGTGCGGAGAAGATGTCTCATTTTGCCTAGATGCAAAGGAGGCAGGATTCCGTATTATGTGTGATCCTCGTATTCGTGTCGGACATGAAAAAACAAGAGTTATATAGTATCTCTCACGAAGGTAAGATTCTTTATGAGGGTCTTACAGAAGAAGAATACTTCGACAAAATACAAGACTTAGCAGATGAGTATTATGAAAATGGCACTCCGCATCCGCTCGAACTTAGAACATCAATAACAGAAAATGGCAAAAACATTTAGTATGGGTAACACAATTGAAACCCACCCGAAAAAAACTCGTCAAGGGAAGGGAAAGCATTCAAAATACTCTCCAACATCCCGTAACTCGGCTCGTAAAAGGTACAGAGGGCAGGGTAAATAAGAATGGCTTGTTTGATTGCGAACCTTCCTTCCTATGAAGTATGGGTAAGAAAGGAATATTTAACCGATCATAAGAGTGGTCATGGTGAATTTGTAAAGGGAGTATGGGTATCTGCGAAGAGTATACCTGGTCGTGCGTTTTATTTTGAGACTTATCTACCTGAGTATGCTGCAATGTTCGATAAACTGCCGATTTCTGCGTTTACATCCGATCCAGAGACTCCTACACCCGATATGACACTGCATAATTTGCAGTTTTGGAACTGTATGGACTATGGAGTAGTCGCAGTTCAGAAGCAATTTATCGGTTCAATGCACTATGAGGTCTATACAAGAGACTATGGCAACCAAACTGGCACATATATTTGCACTTTAGACAACTATCACCAAGATGTAGACTCAATTGACTACTCTACAAGTGAACAACCTGCCGAACACAAGTCACATAACCTCTTAGAACTGGATAATGGGCAGTTTGCACTCTATCCAAACAATAGAATGCGTATCTATGATAACAGTATTACACCAGAAACACCCAAAGTTCCTGACTTTAAGGTATCAACCGTTTACTATCAGGTAGAAAATGGTCATGATCGTGATGGGTTGGGTTCAGAAGAGAATTATTTCTGGAAAACAGCAAAAGAAAGGGCAGTTGATATGAATGTAGGTGCTGGAAATACCGCAATAGAGAAGAAAAGAGCACCTTTTGAACCCGAATTAGGATAAATAATAACATTTACAAAAAAGTGTCATAAATAAAACAGGAAAACAACTGTTTACATGGCAATAAAACGGATATCAAGAGCATTTAAGGACATTTCTTTGTCTTTTACCCCTCATCCTGTCACAAAAGACATCCCAATTCTTAAAAATGAGAATGCAATTAAGGCATCTGTAAAGAATTTGGTACAAACTATACCAACTGAAAGGTTTTTTAACCCAATTTTAGGATCAGAGGTAAGGGATAGTTTATTTGACTTTGTTGATTATGGTACTGCGTCAGTAATTCAACAGCAAATTCAGATAACTCTTGAAAATTTTGAACCTAGAATAGATAATGTATCAGTTGAGGTTAATCCAAGACCAGATTTGAACGAATTTGAAGTTACAGTATTCTTTAATATTGTCGGACAACAAGTTCCTGCACAAGAATTCACGTTCATATTAGAAGCAACAAGATAGAATGCCCTTTACTAAGTTTACAAACCTTGATTTCGATCAAATTAAGTCATCAATCAAAGATTATATTCGTGCAAACTCAGATTTTACCGATTTTGACTTTGAAGGATCAAATTTTTCAGTTTTAATTGATACTTTAGCATATAATACGTATATTACAGCATTTAACTCCAACATGATTGTGAATGAGTCCTTCTTAGACTCAGCAACACTTCGTGAAAACGTTGTTTCTCTTGCTAGAAACATTGGATATGTGCCAAGATCACGAACTGCAGCACAAGCAACAGTTTCTTTTGATATTACAACCTCTTCAAATACTTCATCACTGACTTTACAGGCAGGATTGGTATGTGTTGGTACAAATAATGACACATCTTATGTATTTTCGATACCAGAAACAATTACAACCACTACAACGCAAGCAACTGATGCAAATGGTAATGTAATATCAAGTACAGGATCATTTAGTAATATAGTTGTATATCAAGGAACATACTTAACAAAGTCATACACAGTAAATGGGTCGTTAGATCAAAGATTTTTAATTGATAATTCATTTATAGACACATCAACCATTAAAGTTTATGTAAAAGGTGCTTCAGATACAGGATTAGGAAAAGAATATCGCAAAGTAGACAATATTATTAATATTACAGACACATCTGAGACTTATCTAATACAGGAGGTTACTGATGAGAGATATGAGATACTATTTGGTGATGGAGTTTTTGGTAAGAAACTTGAAAATGACGCAATTATTTCAATCTCTTATATTGTAACTGATGGAATTGATGGAAACGGACCTTCTACCTTTACATATGCAGGTAGTATTGCAAATTCTACAAATCAAATAGTATTACCAACAGCAACACCTACAATTACAACTGTCTCATCAGCAGCTAATGGGGGTAATATTGAGTCAATTGATTCAATTAAGTATTTTGCACCTAGATTGTATTCATCGCAGTACAGAGCAGTTACAGCAAGGGATTACGAGTCTGTAATACAACAAATATATTCAAATACAGAGTCAGTTTCAGTAGTAGGTGGTGAAGAATTAGACCCACCTGAATTTGGAACAGTTTTTATAACAATAAAACCAAAAAATGGTGAATTTGTATCAGATTTTGATAAACAGTCAATATTATCTAATTTAAAAAGTTATACATTAGCAGGTATTAATCAAAAGTTACTAGATCTTAAGTTGTTATATGTTGAACTTGATTCATTTGTATATTATGACCCCTCTAAGGTATCCACTGCATCGGACCTAAAAACAAACATAACTAGTGGTTTGTTAAATTATGCATCATCAACTGATTTAAATAAATTTGGTGGTAGATTTAAATATAGTAAGATATTAAATGTAATTGATAACATCGATGATGCGATTTCATCAAATATTACAAGAGTGATTATAAGGAGAAACTTAAGAGCACTTATAAATCAATTTGCTCAATATGAATTATGCTATGGAAATAGTTTTCATATAAATCCAGAAGGACGTAATATAAAAAGTACAGGATTCACTATTCAAGGGCAAGTAGATACAGTATACCTAACTGATATACCAAATAAAAATAATGATGGAACACTTGATGGAAGTGGTAAGGGAGTATTAGCTATTGTGAAGGGAAACGTTGAACAGGCAGAAAATCGTTTAGTTGTTGCATCTGCTGGAATAGTAGATTACACTCATGGTGAGATAATTTTATCAACTATTAATATTACTTCTACTACAAAAACAAATAATATTATAGAAATACAAGCATTTCCTGAATCAAATGATGTAATAGGACTTAAAGATTTGTATCTCAGTTTTTCCGTCGGAGATAGTGTGATAAATATGGTTAAAGACACAATTACCTCTGGTGAACAAATATCAGGTGTCGGTTATAAGGTTACATCGAGTTATTCAAATGGAGTATTGATAAGAGGATAATATGATAACCACTGGAATTGATAAAAGAGTCAAAGTCCAACAGATAATACAAAACCAATTACCAGAGTTTTTAGTATCTGAAAGTCCAAAAGCAGTTGATTTTCTTAAACAGTATTACATCTCTCAAGAATATCAGGGAGGTCCAATTGACCTAACTGATAATTTAGATCAGTATATAAAGTTAGACAATTTAACACCAGAAGTTGTTGTTGGTGAAACTAAGTTAAGTAGTGGAATTAGTACAAGTGATACTACTGTAACTGTCACAACTACAAAGGGATTTCCTAATGAATATGGTCTTTTTAAGATCGAAAATGAAGTAATTACATATACAGGAATTACTACTAATAGTTTTACAGGTTGTGTTCGTGGTTTTAGTGGTATAACAACATATCATGCAGATAATCAACCATCAGAATTAGTATTTACTGATTCATCATCTACAAATCATGATGCAGATGCGACTGTCATTAATTTAAGTGCTTTATTTCTTAAAGAATTTTATAAAAAGACAAAAAAACTACTTACACCTGGTTTAGAAAATTCAACTTTCGTT